TATGCAGATAAATCTTATGACGATGTGATCGACCAGAAGAAAAAAGACGCTTTGGCTGCTGGCGATACGAAGGGAACAAAGGTCACTCTGAAGATGAGAAAATTCTGGGGTACTGGTCTGGATGAACAAGATTATTTGTTCCTTGATGATCACTACCAAAACCTTATTACACGCCATGAATGCAAGACAGCAGCACAGGAGATTCTGTTTAAGCGCATCGCAAAGGCAGAGCTTAACTGCGAAAAGGCTGATGCGACTGGTGACACAAAAAAGATCAAGGAAGCAAACGATAACCTACAAAACCTGATGGGTTCTGCCCAAATCAAGCCAAACCAGACGAACGATAACGCACTGGCTGAGACGAATACTTTTGGCACGCTGATTCAGAAATAGGAAGAGGAAGAGCCGATTCCAGAACCGTCGCCAGAGTGGCAGGATGTTGATGGTATCGGTAAGTATTTTAGAGTGTGGGTGCTGGGTACTTTGCTTAAGATGTTCAACTTAAAGAATCCATATCAAGACGAATTTGACGAAGAGTTTGAACGATATACTGCTCATAAACCAGAGACAAATGATGACGATGCCACAGATACCAGCCTCCGCGAAACTATTTTCGGTATTGGCGAAGGCGGTGGTTCCGCATGAGTAAAGAGAAATTAACAGATAAGGAAGTAGCGAATACAAAATCAGAAAAAATAATGAACGCAGTTGCCCTGAGGGCATCATTCTATAGAGCGAATCCTCAGCGGTTTGCAAAAGACTATTTAAACCTGACATTGAAGCCATTCCAAGAGCTACTATTGTTTTTGATGGTGAGATGCACCGGCTTCTGCTAGGTCGCGGCGCGCGGGTTGGGAAAGTCCTTTTTGACTGCAGTGTTCTGCGTCATAACTTGTATTTTGTAGCCCGGTTCCAAGGTTTGTATAGCATGCAAGGTACGAAGTCAATCTATTAGTATCCTAGATGAGAAAATAATGAAAGAAATATACCCGAACAGTCCACTGTTAAGGGCAGAAATCAAAAAAGTCGATATCAATAATCAGAAAGCAGAAATAATATTTAGAAACGGTAGTTACATCAAAGTTGTCACTGCAACCGACTCGTCACGAGGCTCGCGTGCAACTTTATTGGTAAACAAACATGCCAGATTTTATGGAAACATAAAATCCAGACTGGGTAAAATCGGTAAATGCTAAAAATTTATTTGAAAGAAGGAGTAATTATAGTTAAGGTAAACCCACGAAAAAGAACAAAAGAGCAATTTCAGCAGTTGTTAGATGAAAAATTCGGACCCATTTATGAAGTCACCGGAGACTATATCGATAGTCAGACAAAAGTAGGATTGCATTGTAAAGTATGTGGAAATACATTTTATAAGGTACCAAACAAAATGACTTCTAGTGGAGAGGGGTGTTACTTTTGCAGTAAGAAAAATTGGCATAAAACAACTGAGAGCTTTCAAAAAGAATTAAATGATAAGTTCCCGAACACATACGAAGTTTTAACTGACTATGTGAAAGCGCGGCAACCTCTTTTAGTGAAGCGAATTCCATGTGGACATATTTATAAGGTATCGCCTGATAATTTGTTGCGTGGAAAAGGTTGCGCTTTATGTACAATACGTCAATCTCATTATATGGACATTGTCGAAGACTATTTTAAAAAACATAATATTGTTTTTGAAAAAGAAAAACGCTTTGACGGCTGTCGTAATATTCGTGTTTTACCTTTTGACTATTATATCCCAGACAGAAATCTATGTATCGAGGTCGATGGAGAATTCCATTATCCACATGTTACATACGAAAAGAATGACTGGACTCTTAAAAGTGATTCCCAATAGGAAGCAGTTCACGAGCGTGATTTAATCAAGACCGCTTATTGTGAGCAAAACGGGATCTATTGAGGCTCCCATATTTTGAAGAGAAAAACTTTGAAAAAATTCTTGATGATAAATTCAATGCTAATACCGAGATAAATGAAGAGATTTCGCAAGGCCCTTCATCATTGTAACGCATAGGAGATGAATAAATATAATTCTCCCACGAGTGCCCAGCACGATAGTATATAGGACTATCCGCAGCAATGCGCCTAACGTTAAACGAGGGTGAAAATATATGCTGAACTTATAGGAAACTATAAGAATCGTTGGATAAAAAGCCAGCGAGTTAACATGTTGATGTGATGAATACCGCCTCCTTTCTAAAGATGTTATCGATTTAATCTTGAAGAAGTTCCTGAATATTGTTCGTCATCCTGGATATTTAGACAAGCCACAATATGCACATCTTGCAGAGCGAAACAAAGAATTCTACCTAAGTTCTGCTTGGTTCCAAAACCATTGGAGCTATGAAAAATGTCAGGACTACTTCGTAAATATGATCGATTTTAATAAAAAATATTTCTGCGTATCCTTCCCGTATCAGATGTCAATCAAAAGCGGCTTGCTGTTGAAGGAGGCTGTAGAGGATGAAATGAGTGAATCCAGTTTTTCTGATTTGACATTTGCAATGGAGAACGAATGTAAGTGGCTTGGTGCTACCGAAGGCGGCTTATTCCAATTTGATGACATCAACAAAACGCGCGTCATTGAAAAGGCGTTCTACGCACCGAATCTTTTACTTAATCAAGCTGCTATGGACGTGCCGAAAAAGAAAAATGGCGAAGTGCGAATTCTTACTGCCGATATTGCATTGATGAGTAGCCGCAAAAACGACAACGATGCAACCAGTATCTTCTTGAACTGTATGCTGCCGAATAAATCAGGACGCTACACCAGCAACTTTGTCTATTCAGAGAACGTTGAAGGTATGAGTGCGCAAGACCAAGCACTAAAACTGCGACGGTATTTCGATTATTTCAACTGTGATTATATCGGGGTTGACTGTAGAGGTGTTGGATTGCCTCTGGTTGACCTGTTGATGCGCGATATGTATGACCCAGAAACAGGCGAAACGTATCCTGCGATTAGCTGCTGTAACAATCAAGAAATCGCGTCTCGCTGTTCTGACAAAAATGCCAAAAAGGTCATCTAGGCAATTATGGGCAGCTCTCAGTTTAACAGTGATGTAGCCATTGGATTACGCAGTGGTTTCCAGCAAGGGCGTATCCATCTGCTTCAGAGTGAGTACGGATGTGAAGACCAGTTGCGCAAAATCTATAAAGGCTATGATAAAATGTCGCCTACTGAACGAGCCGCACTACAGATGCCATATATCAATACCGGGCTTGCTGTAAACGAACTTGTAAATCTGGGCTACGAAACCGTGAATAACGTTATCAAAGTCAAGGAGAAATCCGGCTGCCGTAAAGACCGCTACTCTTCCCTGTCTTACAACTATTACATTGCGCAGCAAGTTGAACGAAGCATGGAGAAGAAGAATAAAAAGCCAACTTCGCTCACGTTTAACTTTAGAGCGCCTGTATTAAAGAAGGGAGGACTGTAATGGCTGAAGATAAAATGCAGAAAAAGGTCCGCGTAACAAATGCCAAAGATGGTAAGACCTCTTATGTAACATATCAGGATCTTGTCAATGGCGTTTATGCGAACCTGTCACATATCGGTATCCGTAATCTAGCATCGAGTACCGACACAAATCCAACATATACAAAATATACGAAAAATCAGATCGTAACCTATCTTGGCAACCCAGCCAACTATGAGAAGCAGCTACGAAATATGAGTAAATATCTATTCAATATTTCAAATTACTATCGCCGACTGATTCAGTATTTTGCGAATATGTCTACATACTCTTACACGATCTCTCCGTATGGACTTGATCGCTCTAAGACAATTAACGCCAATAAATTTAAGAAAGCATATTATTCCGCTGTAACAGCAGTTGAGCTGATGAATATCCCGCACGAAGCTACGAAGATACTGACAATTGCATTCCGCGATGATGTTTACTATGGCTATGCGTGGGAGACGAATGATAGTTTTGCTTTTCAAAATCTTGATGCAGACTATTGTAAAATAAGCAGCATTGAAGACGGCGTTTATAATTTTGCTTTTGATTTTTCTTACTTTGATTCCAACAAAGACAAGCTGCCCAACTATCCGCCGGAGTTTGAGACGATGTATAACCAATATAAGGCTGACTCGCAGAACTACAAGTGGCAGGAGCTGGACAGTTCCAAGTCCATCTGCATTAAAGTAAACGAGCACGATTATATTCCCATTCCACCATTTGTAAGTTTGTTTAGTGCGCTTGCCGATATTGAAGACTACCGTGCCATCAGTAAAAACGCGAGTGAGACCAATAACTATAAGGCACTGGCAATGGAGATCCCAGTGAATGATGCTGACGGCTCTTTCCTGATCGACTATGATACAGCAAAAGAGTTCTATGACATGATGAGTAATGTACTGCCGTCGAATATTGGCGCAATTCTTACTCCCATGAAAATCAGCAGCTAGAACTTTGAAAAGAGCGGCGTGAACAGTGACTCTAAAGAGGTCGCAAATGCTGAGGCCGCATTCTTTACAAGCGCTGGCGTGAATAAGAATCTATTCGGCGGTGGCGAAGATCCTTCTGCTACTACCCTGCAGCTGTGTACTGTGAATGACCAGGAGATCGTGTTTGCAGTGATGCGACAGTTGGAACGCTGGATTAATCGCAAGCTGAAGAGTGTTTCCAGTTCTTATAGGTTCCGCCTAAACTTCCTACCAGTCACTCATTATAACGTGACTGAGATGCATGAAAGATATCTCAAGGATGCCACCTATGGTATGCCGACTCGAACCGCAGCTCTTGCAACTACTGGTTATGCGGGCAGCGATTATGAGAACATGACTTATCTTGAAAATGAAATCTTGGGACTTAGTGCTGGTGAAACACCGCTTAAGAGCTCCAATACTCAGTCCGGCTCCGCCGGGGATGAAGGTGGCCGCCCAACAAACGCAAGTAAGGGCGAGGGCCTGTCTGATGCTGGCAATGTAAGCGCCGATAGACAGGAGGCATAAGATGAGTCAGGAGATTTATGAAGTTATCGTACACGGAGCACACTCCGCCGGGATGGCAAAGTTCCTGACCGACCGTGGCGCTCTGATGCTACGAATAGACCCAACAAACAAGTATGTTTTTGTATACGATTCTGTGTTTGAAAATGCTCTGGCTGAGTTGCAGGTTGCGATTCGCCAGGGCTTTTATTTTGCTGACGAGGAGGTGAAAACAGAATGAATCAACGATATCCGGTTTCTTTTATTAAGAAGGGCGAATACGAATCTTCTGATTTTCGCTTCATTGATGTCAGCATTGATGTAATGCACACTGGAGCAAACCTCAATAAGACAAGTTTCACAAAAGACGCGATCAACAAAGCAGTACCGACAATCCGTAATACGCCGATCCTGGGCTACGTTGTAGATGAACTTGACGAGGAAGACAAGGACTTTAAAGGACATGAACATGAACTGCGGATCACCGACAAAGACGTGAAGTACGTCTATGCTGGTCAAGCTTATGGTGTTATCCCTGAATCTTGTAATCCTCGCTGGATCGTTAAGGATGACGGCACCGGTATTGAACGGGAGTATTTGCGTGTTGATGGTTTGATTTGGACAAAATTTAGCGATCCTGTAGATATTTTTACCCGCGATGGTACGAAGAATCACAGTGTTGAGCTGACCGATATGGCTTGTGGCCCCGCAGATAAGAACGGCAACGTTCCTGTGGGGTCTTTTAAATTTGACGGTTGCTGCATTCTGTCTACGACTGATCCGAGTATCAAGCCCGCTATGACAGGCAGCTGCGTTACTGCCAATTTTTCTGTTGAAGATATTACTGCTCAGATCCGCGATCGGCTCTATGAGTATCAAGCAATTCAGCAGAACTATACTGCGCAAAATGATAATCCATCCGATGAGGAGAAAGGAGATACAACGCCAATGAATGAAAATGAAATTAAGACTCCTGGCGTCGAGGAGAATCAGGTTCCTGCTGAGAACACGGTAGCCCCTACCGAACCAGCCGGGAATGAGGCTACTCCTCCCAATGAAAACACTGTGACTGAGCCTGCAGCGGCCCCCGCTGAGGAGAATGCCGCACCTACTACGGAACCCGAGCCTGCTCCTGCCGAGCCCGCCGGAACTGAGAATACTGTTCCTACCGAGAATGAGCCCGCTGCTGGTGCTGAGTTTACTCTAAGCGCCAATCAGCTTCGAGACGAAATTTATAATGCGTTGCTAAAAGTTCAGGTTCCTTCTCGATGGGATTCTGACTGTATGATTCCTAAGTATTGGCTCACCGATATTCTGGACAGCGAGGTAATTGTGACCGATTCTGGCACGTATCAGCTAATGGGTATTCCCTACTCTATGAATGGCGATAATGTTGTTCTGGATTACGCGAATATTAAGCGTAAGAAAGTCACTTATGAGGATTGGGACGAGGGCGACGTGATGCCTGGCCTAATCACTATGTTCTCTACTTTGACTGATAAGCTTGTTGAACTGTCTGATAGCTTTACTAAGGCAGCCAATGAAGTTAGCGAAATCAAACCCAAGCTGGAGGCTTACCAGAAGGCTGAGGAAGATGCAGTCGTCGCAGCAGAAAAAGCTAAGCGTGATGAGCTGTTTTCTGTTATGGACGAGAAGCTTGGTGCAGATGCTGAGTATATCGCATTGAAGGAGAACAAGGAGATCAGCTACTCCGATCTGGAGACCAAGTGCTATGCGCTGGTTGGCCGCAAGAGTGCCGAGTTTTCTTATGTTCCCAATAAAAACAACAAAGGAACTGTCCGCTTTGGCGTGGGTGGCACCCAGAACGGTTCAGATGTCGCGTATGGTGGTCTGATCGAACACTATCTCGGCAATAAGTAATTTACCAAAAATTAGGAGGTACATAATTATGGCTAATAATAAGCATGCTGTTGTGCGCATTGACAAGCTGGGTGGCACCCTGGATGGTGCTCAGCTGGAGAGTGCTATTTTCTACAAGGATTCCGATGCCGCTGAGATCGATAACGCTCAGCTGGTTGTTCTGGGCGAAAAGCTGGGTCGCGAGGTCTACAAGGCTACCGCTCCCACCGCAACTTCCACCGTTGCTGACCTGTATCTGACCGCTGGCGTCGAGCTGTTCTATGATCAGACCGTGGCACATTATCTGCCCGAGTGGGTCAATGAGGCTGGCAAGCCCGTGCGCGTTTACGCTCTGAATGTTTCTAAGGGTGGCTTCTCTGCTACTGCCGAGGCATTTAACGGCACCCCTGCAAAGGGCAAGTATGTCGGTTTTGCTGCCGATGACACCAAGATCCAGATTCAGGAGACTGCTGATGACAAGACCTTTGGCTGCATCGACTTTGTTGAGACTGTTGGTTTTGGCGATGGTCGCTATACCTACTACATGATCACCCTGAAGTGATTCCGAAGTTTTAAGAAATCAACATAAAGCCGTCCGTTTAAAGCGGGCGGCCATTTTTATTATAGGAGGTTTATACCATGGCTATTGATTCTAATCTGGTCAAGCTGGCTCTCGATGGCTACAAGGGCCACGTTGCTGGTGATTATTCTGTGAACGACACCCAGGAGGCTCTGCGCAAGGCTCTGGTTGAGGCAAATGGCGGTTCCACCAAGCTGGACATTAAGGCTCTGCGTGATGGCAGCTGCTCCAAGGTGTTCGCTATTGTTGAGGAGCTGGTCAATGTTATTTCTGAGGAAGGTCTGAAGGGCGACGAGTTCTTTATGAACATGGTCGAGGACCGCAACCTGGCTCTGGGCGACACTCCCAAGTTCCACATCGAGCGCGAGTGCCTGTTTGCTGTTGCCGATATCGCCGAGGGTACTCAGGGCGTGCGCCGTCAGCGTCTGGAAGCTGGTACTGACATCACCGTCAATACTCAGCTGCACGCTATCAAGATTTACGAGGAGCTGAACCGTGTTCTGGCTGGCCGTATCGACTTTAACAAGTTTGTTGATATCGTTTCCAAGTCCTTCACCAAGGATGAGCTGGATTCTGCATACGCCGCATTCGTTGGCATGTTCAGCAAGCTGAATGCTCCCTACATTGAGACCGGCTCTTTTGACGAGGACAAGCTGCTGAACCTGATCGAGCACGTTGAGGCTTCTACTGGCGAGACCGCTGTGATTGTTGGCACCCG